TAAAAATTTGAACCCTAGGAATCTGAGTAGTTTTATATGAACTCTGTTTCGTTTATCAACGATGTTCCAGAGCAACTTCTCTTGTCTACTTTCCACATATCTTTTTGCTTCTCTAGCAAAAGTTAGTGGGTATTTATGAATAGCTGGTGTACATAGCATCCAGATTCTGCCATCTTCTTGTACGCCGGCTACTCCGGCTAAATCTCCGTTCGGAACTGTGAAATACACGCTGTCACCTATCTCGGTGCATGCTGGTATAGCCACAACAGGATCATGTCCATGACCCTCTTCAACTTCTCTACGGTCATCTGGTAAAAGATTAGAAGCCACATCAAGTGCAGCTTCAATCGTTATTGGGTGAATGTAATTAGACACGTCTATAAAATCTATTTGTAAAGTCTCCTTCCCATGCCAATGAATACAGGGTGGCTGGTGCTGGATGTTCTGATTTAACGTTTACTGTTAAGTTTGTATTTCTCTCGTAACAAGGTACTGTTTCTATAACTTCATTTACTATCGGTAATCTACTTGCAGAAACCACACCAGCTAAAGCTAGTTCTTTAGTTTCTGTGTAGTCTGGTTTACCTACTCTTTGTAAGGTTGTTGAATATACTCCTAATGGTCCAAAGCTAAATTTAATTCTATGTACAATTAATGATGATTTAGCATCAGCTCTGTACTTATCTCCTTCAGCTCTAGTTACATAGATAGTTGGAATCTGTACATCCATCTCATAGAGATAACCAATAACAAAAGTATTGTTAGACCAATCTCCAACTATTTCTAAATTAGAACCATTAACAGTAACCATTGAATATCTTCCAAGATCATTTCCTGAATCAGTTTCATAAGCAACTAACTGTTTAGTATTCTCATAACCGTTTGGTTTAGGAATAGTAGTTTTTAGATTTGCACTACTATATGTACCTGAAGCTGCGGTTACTGATGAAGAGTGATCTAAGTGAACACGATATACATAGTCATCTGATGTGTCAGCAGTGTCTCTGGTATCAGTTACAGAGTGACCATTATCATCTAGCTTTAAAGAATATTTAATCATCTGATCTTTATTATTATTTCGAGTAATAACAAACAAAGCATCATCTAACATGCAGTGATATTGAATACTCCCTGCAAGAGTCCACGTACACCACGCTTGTAGTAATCGCTTATCTCCACTATTAAAATATCTAAAACAATAGATTTCATCTGTATCTTTTTTACTAAAGAATACAGCTGAGTTCTCTCGTGATTCAGATACTATACTTATATCCTTATCTAATAATCTTGAGATAACTTTACTTTGATCAACTACATCTGGTTCTCCCTGTCTAAGTACATTAGACATCTCGAAGAAACGTGTATATTTATTTGCATTATCTATAAAGGCAACAGTAGTTCCTAAAGAAACAGGGTTGGTTTTTTCGTTAAAGTTATAAGATGCTACTGCGTTAAGTTTCGCAGTTTCTGGACTTAAAATATCACTATCGGTAGTCAGCATGAATTGCTGATTTTTAGTAAATAATAATAATCCAGCATTAACTTGGATACCGTCATAAACAATAGCTGGGTATTCAGAACTGCAAGAAAGATCGATAACATCTTGTGGTGTGAAGGTAGTAGCTGTCTTAGACCAAAAGTTAAAAAACTCTCCGGGTCTTGACATGATTACGTTTTCATCACTTAAGAAGACTAATCTGTTTCTAAAGAAAACTAATTGATTAACTGTTTTCCCAACAAAAGAAGGATTAGGGTTAGTTAAAGTATCTCCTACATCAGCATTTTCCCATGTCGCTTGTGAAACAGTGAATGTACCGTTGGCTTGTCTGACTAATTGAATAGGCATAGTGCCTTTATCAAACTCTATATTTCTGCCGGGTTTTGCACATTCTTCCCAAACTCCATCTCCATCTCTATCATTATTTCCAAAGAATTTTACATAATAGTCATCTTCGTCAGCTTCACTGTTAGCTACTTTAACTACATACCCATGCTTACATTGATCAGGTAAATCATCTACATTTTTAACTTCACTAGACATTACTTTAAGTAAGTCACTTGTAGGTGATGTGATGTTAAACGTACCTGACGGTCTAGTCACGTATATTCCATTACCAATCTGCTTTACATTAGAAGAAGTAAAGTTACCAGTATCTATTATTGCTTGCCTTATATCTCCAAGTATTCCTGAAGCAGTAACTGTAGTTTCAGTATCAAAAGGTGTAGGGTTTGGTCTAATTAGTCCTAAGTTTGCTTGTATCTGTGTAGTACTAATAGCTTCTACAGTTATCTTGTAGTAACCATCATCCATAAATACATAAAAATAATCACCTTGCTGCCAACCAGATCCACCATATAAAAGATCAAAGGTAGTTGTATATCTAGCTTGATATGTAGTTGTTTGGCTTTCACCTGAACCAGTTGTAAAAGGTACTGATTGTCCAGTAGTTCTAATTCTGAAATAAAGATTAGTCCCTCTATTTACTGAACTACCATTAGCAGCTTTGACATCAATTGTGTAAGTATAATTTCCAGAATTAGCTTCGTCTGTAAGACTTGCTCCATCATCAATATCAAATATTCTAGTTCCTACGTTTGGTGCATATGCGTCTCTACCATCACCAGCCCCAGCTCCACATCGTGTAGATTGACTAGGACGAGAAGCATGCCCAACCATATTGCCACTTCCATCACAATAATTATTACTCGACTTAACTAGGTCAACACTAATTCTTGTAGCTGTAGTTTCAGTTGTAGTGTTTGTGTTGTCATATAGATTAAGTGCATATTGTCTAGCGTAAGCTGTAGCTCTTAAATCAATAAAGACTTCAGGAGGTCTAACAGTTTCAACAGTAGAAGACATTGCTACTGTCTTAGTTCTATTAGTTATAAATGTGTAATCGTTAAGAGTTAGGGTCTGAATATCTTGGTCATCACTATGAGATAAATATGTAGCTAATGCACTTGCAGTTCCTGAATCATAGTTAACGGTCATTGATGCTCCGTCACTACATCGCCACATATTTATGTCACCAGTTCTACTAATTTGTCCTATATAACTTTCTGTCTCGTCACGGTAATAGGAAAACCATTTACCGTTTGTTTGTGAGTTTAAAGCTGAGGTTCCATTATCGCTAATTGATGCCACCAACTGTCCTCCTGGACGCTTTAATAAGCCGTGTGTTACATCAGGTATTACATTATTAGCGACACTAACCTGTCCAGGAATCTTAAGTTCATCTGGCTGTTGAGATAAACCTCCAGTCAGCGTTGGTATTGTTTGAGTAACACTTGCCATTATCTTCTATTTAATATTTGGAACGGTTGGAATGGTGCGTACGCAGTTTTCTCCGGCCAACCCATATAGTTATGGTCGCCTTGACTGCATTCATAATCCATTACGTTTGCTCTAGCAGATTGTTCTTGTATCTGAAGTAATGCTGCTAATTCTTTATTTGCAACTTGCTGTACAGCTGCACGGACGGAAGCTCTGGAAATAATATATCTTTGAAAAACTGGAGGAACATCTGAAAATGGATAGAGAGTGACAATATCTAAATATTGATCCTCAGTAAATTGATCAGTATGTTCAACTAAGTCATATAGTCTTCCGTTTCTTCTAACTAAATCCTTTGTCTTATCAATACGTTTATCATGTAAATCGTATCTTAAATAGTTACTAGGAATAACTATGTATTTTGTAGTTGTATCAGGAGTAACTTTTACATTCTCTTCAGTATTAAAATGCCATCCTTCGTTTTGTATATCTTTATTAGATTCAACTAATAGGTTATAAACAAATGCAGTTTCAGGATTATTAAAATTAAGAGTAGTTAAAGGTGATTGACCTATGCTACCCAAAATTGAGTTCACTGCGGATAGTTCGGTATCGGGGTCAATAGTTGTAGTAGCCATAGATAAAAAAAAAGGGACCCGAAGGTCCCGTATAAAGTATATAAATTTAGAATGCAGCGTCAGCAGTACCAACGTGTAATTCTACGCAAGCAGCAGGGTTTAAGTAGTCTGCTCCCATAGCCATGCGTCCGAGGATCACATCGCCTTGGTAAATAACGGATATGTCTCCATTAGTTACTTGAACTTGAGGACCGATTGCCTCTACTACACCAGCAGCTTCTTTTTGGAAAATTAAACCGCATGATCCAGCAAAGTCTCCAGCCTCACCATAGCCATTGTTAACACCAGCAATATTGAAAGCACAAGCTGTTCCGCCTGAAACGGTTCCACTTACAGTATCAGTAATTGTGAATGTATTTGTAGCAACAGTAGCAACTGTGTATGTACCTGAAGTACCTCCACCAGCTGTAGCATCAAAGACAACTTTATCACCAACGGATAGACCGTGAGCGTTAAGAGTTACTGTGATAGTTGTTCCAGATCTTGCATAAGTTGCTGTCTGTCTACCAGCACCAGAATCCATAGATTGACCTATGAATGAACCAGCATTGGAGATAGAGTTAGCAGTACCAAATTTACCTAAGAATGGTAAATTCATTGACTTGTAGATCTTAATACCAGCGATAGATACAACGCCTTCTCCAGACTGTAAACCTGTACCTTGAACATCTCTATTGATTAGTCCATTGTCACCAGTTTGTTGGATAAGTGCGTAGTACTGTCTTGGGTTAAGTACAGCTACACGTCCGTCAGAACTTACTCCTTTCTCATCTAATACAGCAGCAGCATCATAGAAACCAGTAACAAGGTTAGAAGCAGTAGTTGCTTGTGTATTGTTCTGTGTACCATTTAACTGAATCTGTGTACCACCGGGTTCAACGAAACCAGTTGCAGATATAGGAGATGCTTGACGAGCACCTTTAGCAATAGCTCTGAATATTTTTCTGTCATAATTCTCAGCAAGAGCATAACCAATTTTACGAGAAATTTCTCCACGTAGATCGTAATGAGAAAGTGTCTCGTCAAGGTCATACACGAATGCAGAACTGACTAGAAGGTCATCCATAACAATTGTCTTCTCAGCAACTGGAGGTGCCTTATCAGCATTTCCTAAGATAGGAGTTCCAGGTGTGTGATAGTCACTTGTCATGCGACCTGTATAGATGAACTGAAGACTTTTTCCGTTCTTCAGTGTACGCTTCGTAACTAAGTCACGAGCGATTGTATTATGTTGGAAGCCCTTAAACATCTCGCCTGAGAATAATTTAAGATAGGTGGCGTACTTGTCACCAGCTCCGTCATAACCTACGCCGGAAGATAGATTAATTCTACCTACACCGACCTGATTAGCATCAGCCATTTTATTTAAAAAATTTTATTGTTTACTTTCTTCCGTACAGAATTTTTTGATCAGTTTTTGTGGTCTATCCCACCGTCTAGACGGCTGATTGGTATCCTCCTTGGAGGGCAAAAAGCCAAAGTGAAAGGGAGTCCGACTCTGAGGTGCTCCCTTTCTTTTGTCATTTACTTAGTGTAAACAACGCCACGATATACGTAAGTAACCATTGGTTTCTCCCATATACCAAAGCCCCGTTCCATGCTTTGGTTTTCATGCGTCCTAAAACAGGATGAACGGAAGTCGTGGTTAATATGAAGAATCGCCTACTGGCTCATCTTTCCTTTTATATTCTTCTTGTCTATATTCCTCTAGTAATTTATCTACCTGTTTCTGTAGTTCTAGAATTTCTGTGTCTTTAGTTTGCATACTATTCCAATGGCGGATAACGCCAGAGCATATAAATAAGTTAGTGATTAAGGTCAGATATAAACAAAAAGTTTTAGCCAATTTGTGGAGCTGTTAATGCAACTTCTGTTGATTGAGTTGAAGCCAAATCAAGTGGGAAGTTGTGAGCGTTACGCTCGTGCATTACTTCCATTCCAAGGTTCTGTCTGTTTACAACGTCAGCCCAAGTAGGAATAACTTTGCCATTAGTATCAACTATTGATTGGTTAAAGTTAAATCCATTAAGGTTAAACGCCATAGTACATACGCCCATAGATGT